GCACCTCTTCTCGGTAAGAAAATTAAAAAGCCTTCAGGGAATAATTAATAATGGCGACAGAACAAACAACCAATCCTTTCGCTGGCGCGATAGTTATTGACGACGATGAAAATAACAACGACTACAATCCGTTTTCTGACGCAATTGTAACCGGCGAAGCACCTGTTGTTGATGATCTAGAGCAAACAGAACCAGAAAAAGAAAACCCTTTTCAGTACATAGATGATAACCCGGATCTCATTGGGCAATCAGTCGATCTTCCTGACCCGAATACGACAATGTACGACGATATTGAAGCTGAAGGTTTCCTAGGTTTTGGTGGACGGCAAGACGCTTTTCAGAAGGCGTTAGATCGTTACAAGTTTTACGAAGAACACCCAGACTCCGAGAAGACATTGACTGGTATGCTCGTGTACAACAACAAGATTGTACCGATGCCGGATCAAAGTTTCTTTACCGGGGATATGGGCGTGTCTGTTAGTGATAAGATTACACAAGGTCTTAGAAACGCCGGTGTGAACATCTTAGAGACTGGCGAAATCCTTACCGACCTTGCTGGTATCACAGACGAAAACACAACCTACATTGCGGACAATGTGCCGAAGATTGATACTGGCGACAGTACTATGGATAGTATCATCGTTGAGGGGACGGGGCTTGTTGCCGGTGGGGGTGCCGTCGCTAAAGGTCTTAACTTTGCCCTCACAAAAGCACCTCGATATGCCCGTACTATTGGTACGTTTTTAGGTTTTGAATTAGGCGTCGCATCAACCGCTGAAAGTGACGCGGGTACATTGATGATAGGTAATAAAGCCCTCCTCGATGAACTAGGATTACAACCAGCCATACTAGAGGGTATGGAAGTAAACCCGGACGATCCTAAAGCACAACAAGAAGCCGCAAAACGTTTGAACATCCTGATGGATGGTATGGCCTTCGCAGGAATGTTAGAGGGTGGATTAAAGGGTGCGGACTTCCTCGGCCGTACTGTCTACAACATCTTTGTGGATCCATTCGCAAAAGCGGGTAGTGTATCCAGACAAGAACAAGACTTTGTCCGTAACCTTATGGACGAGCTAATTAACGTGGGCGACGATCCTAAAGCTATCGAAGCGGCTCGACTAAAAGTCACTGAGTTAATCGAAGCTAATAAAGACCTATATGTTGATTTACCGCCTGAACTAGCTGAAAACGTAAGCATCAGTTTAGATACAATGACTGCACTAGAACGTGCCCTGCGGGACGATAACACAGACGCGGCTAAAGATATCATCATGAAGGCTCAGTCTACGAAGAAAGGTGTTATTCAACAGTCTGCTGGTACTAATCAAACAGCCCTTAAAAACGCACAGCCAACTGACGCACTAGAAGACGTTACTAAACAAGCCGAATTAAATCTTGGTGGTGATGAAGCTATTGTTGGTGCTAATCGTGCGCTACAAGATCAAGGCGTAGCAGAAATAGACCAAGCGGCCGGTGTACTTAGAACGGCTGAAGATGAACTAGCTAACGTTAATCAAAAAATTATTCAGGAACTAACCGACGACCCATCAATCATCGGCAAAGCAACTCAGCTTGAAAGTAAGTATGGGTTCGATATTGGTTCCTTACGAGAGAATTCAGCGGATGAAATTGTAGCCGCCATCTCTCGTGCGTCCGAAGCAATGGACACACAGAAGAACAATCTATTTAACGCCATTGAAGGTGGTGCAGTAGACTTTGATGCGATGATCAATGTCCTTCGTAGCCTTAAACCCGGTCAACTAGACGCGGCGGCAAGCGCAATGCCCGGTGATAATCTGTTCGGTACTTTGCTTGAGCAAACTAAGCGACGAATGAAAGAAGTAGACGGCAAAATGGTTCGTGAGACTACTGAAGAAATGCAAGCGCGTTTCGCAAGTTTCGCAGAAAGTAATGGTCTAGACTTCGCTAAGTTATTTACTGAAATACGCCCTAGCCTCGTAGACTCAATCAACTCATTAGAGCGTGGTAGTGCGGCTGAAAAAGGTGCCGCAAAAGCATTAATCAAGTTTAAGAAATACATTGACGAAGATGCGATGAAGCACCTCGAAGATGTTGCGGATGACGAAACACTAGACGCCGCTAATGAAGCAATGCGTTACTTCCGTGAAGACTGGGCTCCGTTCTGGGATGATGCGTCTACTCTACAGGAAATTGGTAGTCTCAGACGTACTACAACGGCTCGTGGCAAACAAACTCCAATGTTTGAAGATGCGGCTCGTCAACAAGTTAAAACTACTATCAGTGATGATAACCGTTCTGTAGCGGCTAACATGGTTAAACTACTTGAGCGTCCTGAAGCGGCCGCTGATCCTAACCTAGTTACAGACTTTATTATCGGTGATGTGTTAAGCACACTCAGCACACGACTAGATGGCCCAGAAGCAGTATCTGACCTTGGTCTAAATGCTGTACGCCAAAGTCTGTCACGTTACTCTACGCTAATTAGAAAGAACTTTGGTCAAGAAGCTGACCGTATTGATGCTCTCGTAACTAAACTAGGCGACAACAAATTAACCAAACAACAACTCCAAGACGAGGTCATCAGGGCACAACGTCTAGCGGACGAAGCTAAAAACAGAATTTACCAACAGGAACTAAATGGTTTCTTTACCTCTCAAGGTATTCGTAATCCAAACGGCTACGAAACATTATCTAAGATATTTACTAACCAACAAAACTCAGACCGCCTTACCCAGCTTATGGCAAGAGCGGAAGACAACCCTATCATTCAAGAAGGTATTCAAGCCGCGTATACACGCTGGTTCCGTAATAACTTCCTAGGATCTACTAAGTCAGCCGCTGGCGATAGAACAATGAAAGCCGGTAGCCTTATGGCGAACGAAGAGGGTGTTAAGAATGCGTTTGATTACGCAAGTATAGTATTTAAAGACAAACCAGAATTTGTATCAGCCCTAGACACATTGTTAACTGAGGCGGGTTTAATTCAGGCTTCTCGTGGATCCAAAGCAATACCGACTGGATCTGGTACGGCCGAACTGACTGAGCAAATAGCGGCTGTTAACCGTGGTATTACAGCTACTCTTGGTGTCCTATCTCGTATAGGCGCAAGAATCCGTACGACGGCTGTTGGTGCTATTCAACAGAATTTCAATGCAAACGCCTATTACAATATGGTGGACAACCTTATGGCTAACCCGGATGAATTTATCCGTGTTGCTAAAGAAGTTGTTAAGAATGAACGTGCAGTCGGTACTATTCCAATTAGACTACCGGGAACAAGTAAGGCAGAAAACTTCCTTGGAAAGGACGATCTTACTCTCTACTTAGACCGTGGTGCTATGTACAAGATGATGGTTCGTGCAGGGATCTATCGTGAAGGAAACGAAGAAGATCAACGTACATTCATGGAACAGCTTGCACAAACAGAATTAGATTTCACACGAGCGCGTGACGAGTTTATTCAATCCCAAGAACTAGGGATCGAGTAACTGGCGCACCCGGAGAGATTCGAACTCCCGACCTTGTGGTTCGTAGCCACACGCTCTATCCAACTGAGCTACGGGCGCACATAAAAAAAGCCCCCACCTTGGGCCCGTTGGTTAGACGGAGGTGGAGGCCGATTGCTCACTAGCTATTGGAGCAAAAACAGATTTAAGACTTAGAAGCCTCGGCGTCAACTTCAGACTCCGGGGTTTTTTGTTGCCCGTTCTTCTCAGCCAAATTCAATTCGAATATTGACCGGTTTAAAGTCCAATGCATAAACGGTAAATTACTTACCGAACTCGCCAAATAAATGTGGCCGTCATTATCAAACCCGGTTACCAGACAATTCTGATATTTACCTTTTAGAGACTCCAACAAATCATCCGGTGTTTTGACTTGCTGTTCTTGTTTCGCCTCTGACTTTTCTTTTGCCATGAATACTCCTATTTGTCCTTTACGAATTTACCGCCAACCATTCGACCTGTACGCTTCGAAATAACGTCGTATGCGGCTTGCACACACTCTTCCATCGTTACGTTCCATGCTTCAGCTTGCATGACGATAGTGACGTAAATGTCACCAATCGCATCTATCACTTCCGCTTGGTCATGCTCGTAGATGGCTTGTCGCAATTCAGCGACTTCTTCTTCCGTCTTTTCAAGCTGAGATAGAGGATCCGCGTGTGGCAGAATTCCTTTATCAATACCCCATCCGAGGATGTCGTCAGTTAACTTATCTAAACTCATGTAGACCTCATTAATGATTAATAAATTATACAGTTAAACGATAACTAAGTAAACAGTTACCGCTTAACTGTGCTGAGTATTCTTGTCCAAATTATTGAAATACCCAGTGTTCCAGCCTCGTTGCCACTCCTTGTGAAGAAACGAGGTTTTCTTATAAGGGCTATCAAAAATACCCCTATAGAATGCGTTCTTGCCCATATCGAAGGCCACTTGCAGTGGCTTTTTTTTGGCCTGACGTTTATTAGACATAGATAGCTCCTACGCTACCGCTCCCCATACTTCGGCCCAATCGCCGGTCAGTGCCCCTTTAGCGTAATCAACTACCTTGTTTTCGAAGAAGTTAGTGTGTGTAACACCCAACATCCCATCTACCCACGGCAATGGATTTGTTTTAACTTTGTATATACCCTTCATCCCAAGGGCGATAAGACGACGATCACAGATATAGCGGATGTACTGCTTCACCTCGATTGGTGTCAGTCCCTCCATCTGATTAACGCCGAATGCAAGTCCGATAAACTTATCTTCTAGATCCACCATCTTTTCAGCGGTGCGATAAATCATGCTTTTAGTTTCATCATTCCAAACGCCACGGTTCTCCTGAATGTAGGTACGGAATAATTTTATCATGCTTTCGGTGTGCAGTGTTTCGTCAGCAATAGACCATGCAATGATCTGGCCCATACCTTTCATCTTTCCGTGTCGTGCAAAGTTCAGCAACATAACGAATGAACTGAACAATTGCATACCCTCAGTAAATGCAGAGAAAGCCGCTATCTGAGCCGGTAAATTCTCATCTTTCTGTAGGTCTTGGAAAAACTCATGCTTCTCTACCATTTCCTCATATTCTAGGAATTCGTTGTAGGTAGATTCCGGCATACCCAAGGTTTCAATCAAGTGGCTATACGCCGCTACATGGATCGCTTCCCGGGCCGCAAACGATGATAACATCATACGCACTTCCGGCTGTGGAAAGTATGGTAGATAATTGTTCACATAGGCACCGGACACATCTATGTCGCCCTGAGTAAAGAAGCGGAAGATCTTCGTTAAGAAATCCTTCTCCCCATCGTTCAGGCGGTGTCGCCAGTCCTTAGTATCTTCAAGCATCGGTACTTCCGTCCATAACCAATGCATTTGTTCTGAGGCTTGAAACGCCTCGTACGCCCACGGGTAGTTAAACGGTTTATAAAAATCCCGTGTGTCCGTTAATTTAAGTTTCTTTTTTGTCATTAATTCCCCCTTGAATCAAAATCTTTCTGGAAGCGTTCTAGCTTCTCAGCGGCCGCGCAGTACTTCTCTACTAGGCCATCCATAGTCTCGATAACGTCCGGGTGTTCTGCGACACCTACAGACCGTCCGAGATACACTTCAATATTGGCTTTTGCCGCCAATTTCTCAGCCTCAAACTTTTTAAGCAGGGCTGTATAAATAAGATCACTTTCCATGTTTATCCCTCACACGCGAGGCAAACATCACCATCCGCAACTGCCGATAGATCTACCTCGTCCTCAATTCGTTTACGTTCAATTTGCATACCGACACGATCAGCTTTGCGGAGCTTATCAGAGCGACAGTAGTACAAGCTCTTGAGGCCATTCTTCCAAGCTAGGAAGTGACAAGCGTGTAAGTATTTCACGTTGACATCTGGCCTAAAAAATAGATTTAGACTTTGTCCTTGATCGATGAATTCCTGACGATCAGAGGCAAGGTCAACCAACCAAAGTTGATCAATCTCGTTAGCAGTCTTGAAGGTATCTTTAACGTGTTCCGGTAACTCTAGATGTTGAACGGATCCGTCGTTAGCTGTGATACTAGCCCATGTCTTCTGGGTGTTCATATCCAGTTCTTCAAGTTTAGCTTCGAGGTATTTGTTACGTTGAATATGGGCCCCGGACATTGTGTCTTGTCTAAACACATTTGCCCTGTACGGTTCTATACTCGGGCTGGTGTTACCCATGATTAACGAGCTAGAAGCGTTAGGTGCAATCGCTGTCCAGTGACTGAACCTACGATCTACTCCAGCTACTTTAGCATCCGGGCATGGGCCACGTTTATCACACAGTAGCTTATCGCCTCGCTTACATTCTTTATGTATGTGGCTAAAGATCTGCTTGTTAGCGACCTTAGTCATCACGCCTTCAAACGGCATGTTGTTTTTCTGTAGATAGGCGTGAAAGCCCAGCGCACCAATGCCGATAGATCTCTCACGTTCAGCCGATATCTTAGCCCGGGAAATACTGTCCGGTGCGTTATCGATAAACATCTGGAGTACGTTATCGAGCATTTCCATAACGTCTGGAATAAATTGCTTATTGGCTTTCCAGTCGTCGTAATACTCAAGGTTAAGACTGGATAGACAGCATACTGCCGTACGCTCTAAATTTGTTGGTAAGAAGATTTCAGTACATAGATTACTACCGTGTATTTCTAGGCCCTGTTCCTTGAGCCAGTTCGGTAGTTTTGCATTCGCATTGTCTAGGTAGATAAAGTAAGGCTCACCAGTCTGGATACGCATTTCAAGCAGTTTAATCCAGAGGGACTTAGCCGATACAGTTTCAGCTACCTCACCATTATTAGGATTAATTAAATCCCATGAGTCATCAAAGTTTTCGTCGCGCATTGCGTTCTCGATAACTTCCATAAACTTGGTGGATATATTGACGCCGTGATGTAGATTTAGCGTACGAAAGTTCTGGTCACCTGTAGGCTTACGCATCTCGATAAACGAGATAATATCAGGATGACTTATATCTAAGAAAGCCGCGTAGCTTCCGCGTCTTGTACGGCCCTGACGATAGGCTAGGGAGCTTGCGTCATACACCTTGAGGTGCGGCATTACTCCAACTGATTTATCGTCAGACGCACGAGTACGGACATGGATACCCACCCCGCCCCCAAGCATCGATAGTCGGTTTACTTCTGAGAGAGTCTCGACAAGGCCGTCTGCACTGTCATCAAGGTAGGACAGGAAGCATGATATGGGCAATCCTCGATTACTTCTCCCATAACTGAGGATAGGCGTGGACAAGGACAACCAGTGCTGACTAGCGTAGTCGTAGAGCCGCTGGGCGTGTTCAATGTCTGTGCCAAACTTTTCACAAACGTAGGCGAACCTTTCTTGTGGGCTACCTTCTTCTTCGCGCATGTAGCTTTCGCGTAATCTTGTAAGTCCGAGGTCATCAAATAAGCCATCCCTTTCTAGATCTATAATTAGCTCTTCTTCTTTCATCATTTTTTCTTTCTAATGTGGGTCTGCAATGTCGCCCAACCTTCGAGGTTCATGCAGACGAGATTTGTATCTACGGTGTTGTCTAAAAAGATATCGCAGTCAGCCGGGCTCACTGAGACTTCTGAGGCATGTTGATCGCCACCGTTATAAATTGAGTCGCGTTCAACCCACGCAACGACGCCACCATTGTCATGGATGGCTTTTATTTCATTTGGGAACCGGACATCATCGAAGATAGCAATGCCGTCGTATTGCATGGCTTTGTTAATTCCGATGTTTACCCAGATGTTCTCATTGATGAGATCCCGGCCCCACTCTGTCCCTAGAGTTTGTTGGGCGTAGCGCGGTGTCTTACCGCTGAGTAGATCACAGGGGACTTCTTTTAGATCACCATTTATTTCACGGTCAGACAGGCCCATGACTTTCATCATCGACTTGAGTGTATCCGCAAAGCGACAAACGTTAGCGTCGAATTCCTGACACATATGGTTTGCAATGTAAGTTTTACCGGAGCCTTTTTTGCCACACAGACCAATTAACAAACGAGCCATTATTTACCTCGCTTGGGTTTGAAATCGGATATATCGATTACCTTGGTTTCTGTTTTCTCTTGGATCTTCTCAAGAAGCTCATCGTCCGGTGTGAAGATTAATTCGCTTTCGTTAACAACTTGAATGCTATCATCGAAGCCGGAAACGTTACGAACGATCTGTCCTACAGCAAGTATCTCTTCATCCTGATTAGTCATCAGACCGAAGATACCGGCTACTAGGTTTTTAAATGTCTCTTGGGTTTCCGCATCCATGTTATCTGGAAACTCCCACCCAAATCGGAAGTCTATTCCTTCGTTAGTCTCGTTAGGAACTAGTTCAATAAATGCGCCTACAAATTTCCCATCTGCCATCATACGCCCCGTATTTTTTCAATTATTTTTAGAGAACGCTTTTTAGGCTTCTCATTTATCCATTGTTCCGGGACTTCTTTCCCGGCAAATAAAAAGCCGTTCTTCTCGCACCAGTCGGCATAACTTGTCTTCGCACCCTTACGGAGTTTTCCGTTTGGGTTATTGAACACAAAGCGCAGGTCGAGAGACGGCCCATATGTTTCGCGTATGTAGAGGTGTTTTTTTCTATCTTCTGGAGTGAAACGGCCCTTAGTTTCTATAATGATACCGTTAGGTAAAACATAGTCAGGGGTGTAATTACGTCTCTGTTCTGGAACATTGTACAAGATACGAAACGGTTCGTATTCTGCCTTGATACCGCACTCCTTTAATTGAAGCCCAATATCTTCTTCCAGACCTGAACGATAGCCATTAGCGATAGCCCTTCGCCTTATATTACGAAAAGCCATTATTCAGCGTACTCCGCATACCAGTAGTGTCTAGGGTTCTGCGCCTTACTGCCAGTTTGCGGACGGTACTTAGCATCCGGCCAGCACGAGTTAATATACGGACAGAAAGTACATGTAGTATGTAATCTCTTATTGCCTGTAGGGACTCGTCTGAAAGTCTCTTCTTGCGGCTCAAAACATCTTTGGAATGGAGCGTCAGAAGTAATGACTTCTACGGTGTTGCTAATTCGTTCTCGTACTTCTTCCCACTGAGCCTCGTCTAGCTCCGCTTCCACAATACGGATCTCACCAGTAGACTTATTGAGGACGATCCATCCCCCGGGTTCTAGACCCGCGCCATCACTGTATCCTATTAATTGTGGAATATAACCGAAGGCATCATCTGAGGCTACGCCACGGATACCCTCACCCCATTTATGTTCATAGGCCCAAGGACTACTGGACTTGGTATCGTAGACCTTATTATCGATCTCGATATCATTCTCGCCTTTGATGCCTAGCCCGTTAACATCCAGATTGACCTTAGTCTTACCGCCGGTGATATTTACTCCAGCTAATTTAAGATACAGTTCAACCAATACTTCGGATGCATCACCGAGCATGAACTTCACTATCGCATGATAGGGGTTTCGGTTTCTAGGTTTCCCCGCCTTCTCTTGTTGTAGCTGACACAAAGGTCTGCCCACATTAGACATACGGAGACGGAAGGGCTCGTTTTCACGGGATAGCTGTTTACGCAGGGTAGCTTTGAATTGCTCCCCGGCTTCTTCTATCCACGCTTCATCGTACTCGACAGGCTCATTATTAGAGAGCTTATCCAGCACCATGTGGAGCTTTGTTTCAAGCAGATTTAGCGACATATAAGTACCTCAGAATAGTTAACAGAAACGGTTCGTTTAACTATTCGTCGTCTACTAGATCGCTATCTAAATCCTCTACTACGCCAGCAATTGCATCAATAGCATCGTCATCTAGGTTTCGATCACGCAACGCTTTTTGATAAGCTGACTCAACACGCTCGTTTTCACTTTTGACCATACCCGCCATAACTCTGACGGTTTCAAAAATCTCTTCGGTCATAGGGTGAGCGTTCACAAGATCCGGGTCATAGTGCATAACCCACCAAACATTTCCGCCTGTACCTTTTTCACGGGTAAGGGTCATTTTGGCTTCGTATTCATACATCTTACGGCCCCGGGGTATTTTCTTCAGGAACTCGTCTTCAAACTGATTAAAGCCGGATCCTTTTGCCATGATGATACACGGCGTGTTCTCGATAGTAACTTCCTCACCATCGGCATTCTTTCCTTTATAGGAAACTAGGCCACGGATCTGACGGAAGCATTTAATATCGCTGTACTGTCGTTGTTCTTCCTTCGACATTTCACGAAGGACGTTTGAGGTTGGCTTACCACAGCGTGTACTACCACGCATATCTCTCGCTTCGTCACGGAGCATAGGAACCATCAAGGTTTTGTTTTTAACCTTGTTTTCTTCTGGATCGTACTGGATCCATTGAAAGAGTTGGCTAAGTGGACGGAAGGTTACCGTTTTGGCGAAAACAGGGTCATCACCTGTACCTTTTACATAAAACTGACCACGCGGTAGCTCTTGGCCTTGCTCGTTTTCCTCTTGGTAGTTGATCTTCAGTTCGGGAAGACGGTCATCAGAAGGAGCAGAAGAACCGCCCATGCCCATAGCGGCGGCAAGTTCCATCTGTTCAGATCGGGAGATTGTCGTAAGTTCATTCATAGTTTACCTCAATGAAAATTTAGTTAGGGTAATTAGTATATGTTAATTAGTGGCGTTAGTCAATCGGGATCTCAATTTGTTCCATCCAATTTGGGCCTTGATTGATCTCAATATCTAACGGTAACAACATCTTATAGCCAAAGCGTTCTTCTACCTCTTCTGGTAGTTCCTGCATCGACCATTTAATCGCTTCGATTACCTGTTTGTCTTCTCCCGGGTACACATCAACCACAATGGAATCGTGTACTGTCAGGATCATTTTGCTCTGTAATTTATCTTCCTTGAAACGACGCAAGGCTCTCACACAGGACAACACAACCAGATCCGCTGTAGCGAAACTCTGGCACGGGTAATTAACAATTGCGGTGGCATTAGTTACCCGGCCGTTACGAAGTCGTTTAGCACCCGGGAAATAAAACTCACGGCCCGACGGGATCCTTACGATACCATCCGCCAGTACACCGTTCATCAATTGTTTGTGCCACTCCGCGAGTCCTTTGTAGATTTTAAAGTACTCTTTGAAATAGGCTTGAACATGCGGTGGTTCATTGGCACCCATACCGCCATATAACGGAGCGAAAGTATACGCCTTGGCCGCCTGTCGCATATCCTTATCAACATCCGCCACATCACATTGATTAATAATCGAAGCCGTTTGTTTGTGAACATCCTTGCCTGTTTGGATGTCATTGATGATTTGATCGTCACGAGAAAGTTCTCCAGCTACTCTAAACTCAAGACCGCTAAAGTCCGCTTCCATAATCGTCCCGCCATCAAAGCGAGAGTGTACGGCTTTCCGTACGGGAAACTTGGATCCTTTTGGAATGTTCTGGAAGTTCGGGTTGCTAGAAGATAGTCGCCCTGTACGAGTGATAGTCTGGTTAAACTGGGCGTGGAGTAGCCCGGTCTTTCTTGTAGACTGATCTATATTCTTAATAAACGAGTCTAGGTAAGTACTGATAGCATTCAGCCTAGACATCTTAGTTAGGAACTCTACCGCTACTAAATTATCTTTTTGTTCAGCCTGACTAATCAGTTTCTTGATCGTAATCTTATCAGTCTTGAAACCGTTGATACTGGCATCCATTGGTGTAGTAGGTACGAGCTTTAGCCCGGCTACTTGTCCAGTCTCAGTAAGTGTATAACCTTTGCCGTCACAGTGAGCGCATTTAGATAGGTTCTTGTAGGGCTCACCATTAACCTTAATCTTTTGTACCTTTCCCTTACCTTTGCAGTAATCGCAATGATGAGCGATGGTTCGCATTACCCGGCGTGTAGACTTACGCACTGTATTCGCAAACTGCGCTGGGCTCATACGCGGTGGTGGGAGTGGTTTACCCCGGGCGTTCAATCCAATGTTAAACGCATTCTTATGGTAATCCCGGTTCTTTACTGAGCGTGAATAAACGACGGCCGTCATGTCGATACCAGAGTTTAAGTTGATGGGGGTGTCGCCCATTACGTCAGCTACGATATCGTCTAGACGTTTCTCTATAGATTGCTTCTCAGCCAGATATTCATCACGCACTTTGTGTAGCGTCTCAATATCGATAGCGATCCCGTTTCTCTCTAGCTCCACTAGGAACAGGAGCATTTCATTCATGAGAGTGAAGACGGGTTTTAGCCCCTTGTTTGAGTCCTTGGTCAGGTCTTCTTGCTGGGCTTGGTAAATCTCGGCGCAGGATAGAACGTCTGCGTCTGCGTATTCAATGACTGTATCAAGCGGCATCTTCTCGAAGCCAATCTTCTTCTTGAACATCTCATCGATTAAATCGGATTTTTTACGGGTTACATCCCTTCGTTCGGCAGTAGCCTTCAGGGACAGTTCTTGACGTTGTCCTCTTGCTAAGATGTACTCGCCAATCATAGTACAGTACACCTTATTTGGTATATCGAAACCGGCTTCCAACATCCATGATACGTCGAACTTGGCATTATGCCAGACGCTCACGCTACACCGGTCTAAGTCATCTTGGATAGGGTAACGGGTGTCCCCGATTGGTTTCTCATCATGATGAAATATAGCCCGTCTTGCTGGGCCAATTACTCCATCCTCTATAACGCGCCAGTGTGCTGACACGATTTTATTCTTCGGGTGCTTCGGGCTGTTGTCCTTCCCATGATCCTCAAACTGCACAGTAGTCTCAAGGTCACCAACAAATATTCTAGTCATCTAATCCCCTTTAAATTTATGTTCCATTAATTTTCTCCAAAGTTGTTCGATGGGTAGAAGATCATCGACCTCCATCATCAAACGCTCACCGTACCCAAAGTCCTGTGGTACGCTTTCTATTTTGAATGTCTTGCGATCAATCCAGCCATTAACTCTCATTACGTTCGAGTCGTCCGTCCTACCGACTAGGACAGCAATCTGGCTTTTGAATTTGGTTATGTCGTCGAATATCAACGGCCCAAATTCTTGGTTCGTGAACTTCACATCAATCGATATGTCGTCGAACCATAGATCGACACCACCATCTGTAACGACATTCAATGTCGGTGGGTCTAAGTCCAATAACCGGGCTACAGCAAACTCAGCTTTGAAGCCGAATATATTTGCTTGAACCCGGGATTGTCCTTCGTTCTCAAGTCTGGGTTTGAAGCCTTGCATTTCGCATAGCTTGACCGTATCGGCCCCCATGACCTTTGAACTATGTGCATCCTGCTTGGTTATTCGAACCAGCATAGCTACACCGTGTAACGGCTAATCTCCGGTTGAATGTTGCAGATAACGGTACCATGCCACCCGGACAGTTTGTTCTTACTGACCGTAATGTATCTCGTGGTATCGGGTTCACTATCGTCAACATCACCAGCTTCATGTCGGCCTATGCCTATTACTAGATCTGTCTCTGCCATCTTACCTATCTTTGAGCCTTCCATATCGAAACCCGATAAACGGGTTCTGCCTTTAGCATCATTACTGGCCTGACTTACTGCAATCAGGGCGCAGTCAAACTTCTTGGCTGTCTCACGCAAACGACGATAAAGTTCACGCAACCTTTCATGGGAAGCGTTAAAGTTACCGTTGATGTTTACTTTGTCAGCCTGATCAATAATCAGAATGTCTGGGCGTTCCTGTTCGACGTAGGCTTCGATCTTAGCTAGATCCCAGTCCTGTACTTCATTCATATCAAACAAGTCGGCTATGTCGTCGAACTTGGTTCGTGCGCTTATAGGGTCAGCGACTACTTGCTCCCGGGTAACACCGGCATGAGCTTGTATGGCTCTAAGCATGGTGCGGTCAGTCGCTTCTTCGTTACCGAGGTAGATTACTTTCGCACCTTGTTCACAGAACCCGCCGGGCCCACAACAGATAGAAACTAAGAATGCCGTTTTACCTGTCTCTGGTAATGCGAAGATACACCCAAACTCACGAGGGCCAATACCATACACATGACGAGATAACGTGCTTATGTTAAATTGGAATCGGTTTTCATCACTCACCCCAGCAAGTAGGGTATGGATATCTTTCGTTGTCTTTTCACCAAACTCAGTAGGCAAAAACCCCTGCCGGGTTTGTTCGACAAGGGTGTATAGTCGTTCCATAGCTGTAGGGTTACCATCTGCAATCTCGACGCAGATATTGGCTCCCTTAGTTCCGATATGGCGTTGCCATAATCCTTTGATGCAATCAGATACTACGGCTTGGTTAAGTTCGTCCGTAGCGTGTACATCTTCTATTAGTTCATGGAACTCTAATTTATCAGCATTCGTTGCAACAGGGTTTTGGTTATCCCATAATGCGGTAATATCTGATGGAGAGAGATCCTGTTTGTATTTCTCGTGGGCTTCAACAATTAAATCGTAAGCATCCTGTATCTCGGCCCCGAATAGGTTCCGCGATAGATTCGCTTTATTAGACTCGTAAAAGTCGAAGGAGAGTAGGGCTTTAAGTATCTTTATGTCCATAGCTAGTGTAATAGTTAAGTTATAGTTCTGCTACACGATACCATTAAACGAAAAATAAAAAAAGCCCCAACTTTCGAAGGGGCTTTCATAATTTTATTAATAAGGGGAATTTAGCTGGTACGGAACTTCATCTTTTTGATGTCGGGTTTATTTTCACCCCGGCGTTCCTTCATATCTGTCTCGTAATAGACCACCCGTGGGTTTCCTTTAACTAATTCTGCGATAGCCTTCTGTAGAGCTTCTTCCTCTACGGCGGCTTCTTTGTACCCTCCGGGTAGGTCGTAGTCTATGACCGCTACGGCTCTACATTTCATTACTTAATACCTTTGTTAGTTCTTTTCTACTGCAACTCTTCAGGTCTTTACTTGTGAACTTAATAGTCACCGGCAATAACCCTTGTAGTTGCTGTAGTAACACCAATGCTTTTTTCTTAGCATCGTTGTCAAGAACAATTGTACAATTTTTGAGCGTTTTCACCTTTCGTTTCTGCTTTGTACTTAGATTAGTCCCGAGAATAGCGACGCCAGTATAGCCTTCGAGTACACCAACTGCACAGGCAGACGGCACATCTTCGACTATTATGCCACGGTCACCATTACCCACGGTTATAACACCCCCGGTATCCGCATAAGACATCCATTTAGGCTTACGATCATCAAGGGCTCGACCAACCGCACCTTCACCGTTGTTGTTAAAGAATAGAACCCGATTATCGGCCGGGGCATAGCGAACTTTAATTAGGCCGGATTGATAGGCTTCGAGTGAATTATTATCGATGAGATAATTCATTACATCAACGTGCTGATCCGGCTTCGATAGGATTTCCGGTATTGGTTTACCGAGATACATTTTTCTTTCGGTGATCTGCCGGTCAATATAGTCGCTGAGAGACTCTCTGGGCTCGTGTAAGCGACGTTTAACAAGTTCAAGGGTCATTCCCTTACGATAGGCTCCCCGGGCATTACACGACGCTTTATAACAATTCCATAAAATCGTACCGTCGTTATTCGTGATGCTGAATTTCTTTTTACCGTGACAGAAAGGACAGTCTATCGTCATAGACGTACCTTCTTTTATCTTGATCGACTTTAATAAGTCGATTTGTTCTTTTCGATTATACATATTCCGCCCAAATTACCGGTTAAGGGGTAGCTCGGCCCCGGAGCGGCCTCGCTTTTTTACCATGAAAAACGCCACTAGTCAATTACTTTACTAAATTATAGTAATTACATTAGTTATGCGTTCGACCCATTTATTAACATCTAAGTTATTGAAAAATAACAGTAAGTACATACCCTGAAGGTCGTAGGTTCAAATCCTACTCCCGCAACCAATATACCGCTAAGTCACTGTTATTAATCAAATAACTTGCCTTGAGTAAGTTCATCCGTGGTGTGGGATGGGTCAAAAATGGGATCTTTGTATATGCCATCTACCACTACACTATCACTTACCTTAGTTAATTCCATGTTACACGAGGTGCATTTTACTGATTCGGGATCGTTCGGCTCAATCTTTCCTTGAGTAGATCGACCACAGAAATCACAAGTAATATACTCCGGGTAATGCTTCTCGTAAGTCTTCATTTCTTCCTCCAGAATTCCCTTTCCCAGAACAGAGGAATATGTTTCCCGCGCTTCTCTTCTTCCATAACAACGGCCTGAAGGTACAGAAGTAGTAAGCCCAGTAATGCGAGTAGGCCCCCAATTAGATGCTCGACGCCCATCATGACGCAAACCTCTTGTTGACGGCTGAAGTAGCCAGCTTGGCGGTAGGTCTAACGTAGGTCGCTAGGATCTCTCGGGACTGGTGCCCGGTTACTGATCTTAGTTCATCCTCAGTACACCCAGCCTCGGCCATTTCAGTTGCACCTGTACGGCGCAGATCTCGTAACTGAAGATGACTAGGTAACCCGGCTTGACGACGTATCCTCGCAAACGATTTGGTAAGGAAGTCCTTCGTGTAAGGGCGTCCAGTTACTTCAGATATGATGATCGAGTCTTTTGGACGCTTTTCGCCGCCGTTTGCCGCATCTCTTAGTGTAGCGAGACGAGCAGTTAGTCTAGGCGAAGTAAGTACAGTGACATGAGTTTTATTCTTCTCTTGTATGTAGTCCATATACACACCGTCATAGTTGTCCCAGATTAACTGTCTCATGTCCCCGGGACGAGAACATAAGTCATAACAGAGCAATGTGACGGTACCGATAGATGAAAAACCCATTTCATCGGCCGTATCAATCATCGTTTGTACCTGTTCGGGATCCCAAAGCACTGTTCGAGACGGTAAGTCGGGTATTCTCATGTTACTAAAGGGGTTAGCGCGTACTCTGTCGTGCTTAAATCCCTCGTTCCACACTTTTCTGAGTACTTTTACACAACTAGCCGCCCGATGTTCACTAAATGCCTTGAAAATCTGCGTGTAGAGTGCGTCAGCCTTGGTTGCAGTAATGGAATTGGCGTCTAACTCGCCAAATGTCTTGTTTGAGTTGCCTATACTGAACTCAGTGGCCGTTTTGAGCCCCAAATTGTAGTGAATTTGACTATTTTCAGCCAATTTCTGCCATTCTTTGGTGGTTTTATAGAAATTAATCAGCCCAAGTACGCTGTCTTCACTGATCTGTACGTTCTCAGCTTTCTTTCTGAGGTACAAATTGAACTCAGCGGCAACTTTCCGACACCTAAGTTCGGCATCGCGTTTGCTTGGGAAGGATTTATATTTGTAACCGAGTGCCTTGCGAACACTCTGGTTAGGATTGAAGGCCCAGAAGACCGTTCCATCGGCTTTATGCCTTTTTTCTAAGTATTTTGTCATTCGTATAACTCCATTAGTTATGTGTTTAGAGTTACACGATAAACCAAATTAACTGGCGCGTCAAATATCGTATAGTAGTTGACTTACTAGGGGCGTTTTAGTAACCTTGATGGTGTTGAGGGTATTCCTCCCACTCTCAACGACTGCGAGGTGTCAGACTCCCCCTTTTCATGACACCAAAAACTAACCCCGGTGCCCATTTTGGGATAAACACCGGGGTTTTTTTATTTTTTAATGAATTATTAGACTAATTTTAGAATCTGTGACTTTTTGTCGGGGTAAATTCTAAATTCATGATCAGTGTTACCTGATTTAGTCGCTACTCGGGTGCGTCCTACGAGTATGATCTCGGCTGTATCACCCTTTTGAGCTATGTCTATTGCATCATTGATAGCCATAACAAAGTCTTCTGCTTCGGCTATAGTTAGCTTTAGCTCTTTAGCTGGCAAATTTGTTCTCTCATTACTTTTTCTGTTGGGCATTGACCCCTTACTTCCTCCATTCAGTTAAATTTTGTGTCATTTTGGTACTCTAAAAAAACTGGCGCGTCAAACACAAAATACCTTACCTAGGGATAACTAGCCTACACTTAGGGGTGTAGCTACGCCCTCATGGGGGTGATAGCAGAAAAAATCAAAAAACCGGGCCCGGGTAAATGCGCCCCTAACTAATGAACAAAAGCTGGACAATAAAGGGCGTTTATATATAATCGGGGTCATGGGTTCGCTGTGGTGGCGGCCCTTTCACTAGCTAAAATGGAGACTATAAAAAATGAATAAACATTTAAAATTGCTGGATACGTCCGGGGGAAATACTAAGATTGCAAAAACTAACAAGGGCGCGGCCTATCGGGTGGCGTCCCTTTCTTTAATGCCCGACCGGATATTATGCCCGGGCAGTAAAGCGGCCGGATGTTTCGAGGGCTGTTTAAAATCCGCCGGGCGTGGCCGGTTTGATAACGTGGCCGCCGGGCGACAATGGCGGGCCGATTTATGGCACAACGACCGGGCCCAATTTTTGGAACGGTTAACCCGTGAATTGTCCGCCTTTATTAAAACGTGCAACCGGGCCGGATTAAAACCCGCCGCCCGTTTAAATGTCCTTAGTGATATTGCATGGGAAAAGGCCGAGGGCGGATATATCCCGGAACTATTCCCGGAAATATATTTTTATGACTACACCAAAAGGGCGGCCCGGTTAAATAAAACCCCGGACAATTACCGCCTTATGTTTAGTTACTCGGGCCGGGCACAATATGCGGCGCAAGTTTCCGCCGCCCTTAAAACCGGGGTTCCGGTGGCCGTGGTGTTTCGCGATGAATTCCCGGCGGAATTTTTGGGCCGCCCGGTAATAGATGGCGACGCCAGCGACCTAGTAAACAGCAAGGCCGGGCCCGTCATTATCGGACTAAAGGCAAAAGGCCCGTTAGCTAAAGCGGATAAATCCGGCTTTATTATTGATGCCGATCTAATCCCGGCCCTATCGGTGGCATGATGAAACGCCCCAAAAAATACCCGCTCGGAACGTTGCGGCCTTTATATACTTTTATCGGCTTTTTTGTTTTTTGGTGGGTGGTGCTGTCATGGGTGGCCGGTTCGCTGTAGATAACGCCTCTACTAACGCCCCTAATAATAATCGGCCCCGGGTATTTACTCGGGGCTTTTTATATGCATAATAGGAAATATGGCGGGGCGTGGTGCCCGGCCTTTAACTAGCAAAATGGAGTAAATCATTATGACTTATCAAAACGCACAAAACGTTTTTAACATTAACACCCGCGCCGGGTTTGACTGGCCGGAACTAACCGAAGCGACGGATTTTGACGCCGTGCTACAGCCTATATATACCGGCCGGGAAATGTCCGGCGATATTGGCGGGGTTTATTATTCGCCCTTATCGAAAACAATCGGGCAAGCGGTAACGCGCTCAGATAATGGCGACGCCCTCGGGGTTGTCGGGGCCCGTTATGGTATCGCGCCCAATGGCCCTATATATGAAATGATGAAAGCGGGGGCCGAGTCCGCCCTTGGCCGTCATGAAATGGCCGGGGTAGAACTATCGGAAAAATCCAGCTACGGCGGACAATTCACCCGCATAGAATTGACATTCCCGGGCATGGGTGCCGATATTCGCCAGCTAACCGGTTCATCTACTCAATTACTTTTTAAAATTGGGTTAACTAATAGTTTCAACGGATCCGGGGCGGTTCGCCTATTCGCCGGGGCGGTTGATTTATGGTGCTCGAATGGTTGCGTCTCGGGTGAATATACCCGCAAGGCGGCCCGTCATACGTCCGGCTTTACCCCGGAAATTTTCGCCGGGTTTATAGAAGAGCAAGCGGCCAATTTTAAAACCCGCGTTAGAACGTGGCAAGCATGGGCGCAAAACA